ACCGGGCGTTCCGCCTTGGCCGCCCTGACCACCGTTGCCGCCATTGCCGCCCGACGCGCTGAGCGCAGACGCTGCGCTCGCGCCGGTCAGGAAACGATTGACGAGGTAGAGGAACCCACCGCCGCCTCCGCCGCCCCCGCCTCCGCCACCGCCATTTACGCTGCCGCCGCCGTTGGTGCCGCCAGCACCCGAGCCGCCCAGACCGCCCGCAGCAGATATTGCGCCGACCGCCGTCGATGCGCTCCGATTGATGGTGCGAGCAAACAACAGCAGGAAAGCGCCAGCGTAACCGCCTCCGCCTCCGCCGCCACCAGTCGTGAGCAGGGCGGCGGCGCCGCCGCCTCCACCGGCCCCTACGGCTCCACCAGCGAACTTGCTCAAAACAGTAGTAGAAGGAGGCGGAAGAACCACCGTCGTCAAAAGACGAAAACGACTAAATGTCGGAGCGGGCACGATGCCGCCAGCGCCTGGGGTTGCCGATCCACCGACCGGTGAGCCGCCCGCGCCTCCATTCGCACCATTGCTGCCGAGGTAAAATATGCCCGCTCCGATAGTTCCGGGGGCAGTCGCGCCAACGCCATTCTGGTTGCTCGCAGCGCCAGCTCCACCGCCGCCAGCCGGATAAGCCCCGGAGGTCGGAGCAGCGGCGTATCCGCCCATGTTGATCGTGCTGCTGCCAGCCGTTCCAGCGGCAGTTCCGGTCGGAGCGCCCCCTGCCCCAGAACCCGCAGGCGTGAGCGCCGCCCCGACGATCGCGCCGGCCAACGCCGCCGAGATGTCGAGGATGCCCGAAACGAAAACCCGCCAGCCCGCCGTGTTGAGCGAACCGACACCACTGATCGTCAGGTTGCTGTAGTACATGTCGCGGGTCAGGGTGACCGCGGTGGTGATGCTGACCGCGCCGTCCGAACCGTCGCCGAAATAGCAAATGTCGGTCGTATCGCCACCCCCCGCAGCCGACGCCGGGTGAACGTGATCGGCGCGCGCGTAAGCCGTGGACACGCCCACCGCAGCCGTGCCGTCGATCAAAGGCAGCGCAGTCGAAGCGGCCGGAAGGCTGGTGGTCAGCGCATAAGGGGCAAGCGACGCGGTGACTTGCGCCGCGGTCTGATAGCCCGCGGGGTTGCTCGCCGCATAGCGCGAGGTGTCGCTCGGATGAACATGGTCAGCCCTCGCCCAGGTCGTCCCGATCCCGACCGACGCCGTTCCGTCCATGCTCGGCGCGGTAGTCGAAGCGACCGGAACTGCGCTGGTCAGCGCATAAGGGGCGAGCGTCGCCGCCCAATCGGTAATGTCGGTATGAGCCAGATGCGCCCAAGCGGCGCTCTTGCGCGCGTAGGCCGTGCCATCAGAGGGCGCATCGACGATGCCGCCACCCCCGCCGCTGACCACGACCCAGGCCGCATTGTTGCGCCCATAGGTGTTGCCGTCGCTCGGCGCGTCAGGAATTCCGCCGCCTCCTCCCGCGGGCGTCGCCCAGGTCAGAGCGCCCAGACCGTTGGTTTGCAGGAATTGCCCGTTCGACCCGCCGAGTAGAATGAAATTGTTGACGCTGATGGCGAACGTGCCGTTGACCGCAAACCCGCCATTGGCGTTGAGCGCGCCAGTGACGGTCACGCCATAGCCGAACGTCGCCAGACCGCTAGCCCGATTGATGATGAGCGGCGAACCCTTGATCGCCCCAGCATCATTGTAAAAATCGAGTTCGAAGTTGGATCCAGCGTCGCTGCCGAGCTCGGCATTGACGTTGCCGAGCTGCAATTGCCAGCGCGACAGGCCAGCGGCCGTTTGGCCCATGATCGCTGCGGTGCCGCCGGTTGGCTTGTTGAGGATCAAATTGGGCGTATTGGCAATCGGGCTGTTGACCGTCAGCGTGCTGCCGAATGTCGCGTTTCCAGTCGCCCGATTGATGGAAAATGCTGCCGGAAGGAAGGTGCCACTATCAGAGATTGGCGTAATGCTGAAATTCGACCCGGCGTTCGAACCGCTCTCAGGCGTCTGATCAGCCAACGCCACCGCCCAGCGATAGCTGATTGTTCCGGTCGACGGGTTTCCGGTTCCGGCGAGGATCGATCGAATGAACCCGGCTGGACCGGCCAGGACGAACATATTGCTGCCCGAGACATAGGTCGGCCCGGTAAGGATGCCGCCCGCGGTGGGCAGATAAGGGCCGCCGAGCGGCGCCCACGCCTCCGAATTGCGAACGTAGGACGTGCCGTCGTTAGGCGCTTCGGAAACCCCCGGCGCCACGGTCGGGATCGCCGTCCAAGCAGCAAGCTGCCGAGCGTATTGCTGCCCGTCCAGCGGGGCGTCGCTCAGCACGCTCGGCTGAATTGGCACCCAATTCGCATCGTTGCGGCCGAAGGTCTGCCCGTTGGTCGGTGCTTCGGGAACGCCAGTCGGCGGCGGAATGGCCGACCAAGCATTGTTCTCGCGCCCGTAGAGATTGCCGTCAGCAGGCGCGTCGGCGATGCCCCCCGTCTGAGCGGCGGTCGCCGCCATCTGGCTGTCGATCGCGTCGAGATCGGTGTTGAGTTTTGCGCCCCAGGTGGTCGGCGACGCGCCGACTTCAGGCTTGACCCAGCCATAATTCTTGGTGGTGGTGTCGGCCATTTCTCACCCCGTGCAAAGTTGCGCAGGCTTCCACAGCGGGCCGCCAGACAGGCCGCCAGGATTGGCCAGAACAGGGCCAACCAGCAGATTATTGCTGCCTTCGAACGCCCCTGCGCGGTGAACGCGCCCAGCCAGGCTGACTTGCGGGATCAGCTCAGCTGGGGGCGTGCCGAGCTCGCCCCGGCGCAACACTTGACCAGTCAGCGTAGCGGTCGGCGCAAGAGGACCAGCGCCGAGATTGACGTAATTGACCAGATTAAGGTCAACGCCCATCGCATAAATGTGATCAGCGGTTATGGCTGGCGGCAGACCAGGCTGTTCCGGCCAGCCGCCATGGCTTCCCCACACCTTCCCATTCCGCAATGTGCAAGAACGACCCGAATACATTACGTAATTGACTGTAGATTTTAGCGCGACGTAATAATAGGATTGCAGGATCTGGCCAGGCTGATTGGAAACCGTGCCAAGAATTGAAAAATTCTGAGCAAGCGGGGCGCTCCAATACATCTGACCTGGAAGCGCATTGGTCAAATCAATAGTGGTTGTTGCGACAGGTTCGGAATAATAAGTTCCGTTGGTGTCGCCTATCCCCATGACAGTGGCAGTAATGACGCCCCCAGGATTAGGCGCACCGCCGCTTGGATTGGTCGCCGGGCCGGACATAACGCCGATCTGATTGAAATACATGATCTGAGTGGGATCAGGCGCAGCGCCTGCCCATGCAAGGTTGATCGTGAACCAAAGAGCCGGAAACCCTTGGCCATCAGGATTGCCCGGAGAACCTGGACTGGGCGGGGTAGCCGGGAGCGTATTTGTAAGACCAAGGCCGCTGCCCAGCGCCCCGCCGGTGTCGGTGACGAGGTTGTACGGCGTAGTGTCCCAACCCGGAATGGCGGTCGGCGTGATGGTCCGCAGCATCGCCGACATATCAATCCACCGTCACCGTCAGCGTGTTGGCGTAAAACCGCGCGCTATCGCCCTGATTGATCGGGATCGCATAACCGACCGGGCCAGAGCCGAGAAAATTGCCGCCGTTCTGCGCCGTCCACAGGCCGAAAAACTGCACCGTGCCATAATTCGCCGTCGCCGGTGGGTAGGTGAGGATGGCGTTGTTGGCCGCCACGGTCGGATTGAAGCCCGAATTGACGAACGGGACCGGCCCCTGGCGCGCATAAGCGCCGCCGACCACCTCGGCTGCTCCGGTGTTGCCAGGATCCAACGTATGCAGCGACACCCAGACGTTGGTGGTGAGCGCAGCGAGGACGTCCGCTTCGCCGATTGAAGATAGACCAGACATTAGAACCTCCTCACTCGGATGCGGGTCAGCCGCGAGCCGCTCGCCTTGGCGCGCAGATGGTCGTTGTTGAGCTTCGTGATCATGTCCTCGGTCAATTGCTTCATGACCGCGGAGGATTGCTCCTCGCCGACCGCGTGCAAATCGGCGTTGATCAGCGCCGCATAGCGATAGAGCGACGGATATTTGGTGTAGACCCAGCTGTCCTGGGTGTCGGAAAACACGGGCACTTCGCCGTAGTACGAAATCCGGATAGGGCGCCCGTTAACGGCGTCGGGGTGGCCGCCGAAATAAATCTGACGCCCCTCGAGGGTATAGAAGCCATAGCTGCGGCCCTGGCGGCCGGAAGGGACCATCGTCCCGCTGTCGACGGTGTTGAAGAACTGATCGCGCGCCATGTAGCGGAGCGGCATCCATCCGGTGGCGGCGTTGGGATTGGCGATCAAGACCAAGTCCATCTCGAGCCAGTCGGAAGGCAAGGGCGCGCAGCGGGAGGCGATGATCGCGTCGTCGGTGTTGATCATCCGGTCGACGCGCAATTCAGCGTTGAACTTCTGTTCGGCGTCGCGAACAAAAGACGTGACCAGCGCCGGGCTCCAATCCTGGCGGTTGGCCCAATCGGCAATCACGCCACAGAAGTCCGAGAAGTCGGTCATGCCCACCCCATGAGGAACAGGATGAGGAGGATGACGAGGACGACGCCGAGCCCGCCGACGCCATAGGGGCCGGCGCCGTAGCCGTAGGGCACGCCCCACCGTCCGCCGCCCAGGCCCCCGACCAGAACCAGCACCAGGACGACCAGAAGCAGGATGCGGATCGGGCTCATTTTCTTGGATCCCGGTAGAGCCAAAACGCGACCACCGCGCCGAACGCGGCGACCAGGCCGCCGATTGCGCCCGAGGTGATTTCATCAGTGGGGATGGTGAAAAACGCGCAATAGGTGACCAGGCTCAAGAAGGCCAGGATCACCAGAAGCGAGATGGTGAGCGAGCCGCCGGTTGGGTCAAACTGCTTGCAGACAACGAGAAGAACAGCCGTCAGA